AGTCGCGTAACCGTACTGGATGTTGTACATGCGGGTAGAACCTGCAAATACTTGACCTCCAATTAGGTTTTGCGGCAACAAACCATACGGTGCTGATACGACAGGATATGCCATAAAAACTCCAAGTTAAATTAAATTAAATACCTTTACCAAAGCTCGTTGAAGATTTCCGCTCTTTAAACATCGGCATCCTCGGGTCACTCTGGCGCATCATAGTATTGTCTACAGCATCCACTTGATTTTGTGATTGTTTTGCGAAATGCGCATCACGTTGTTCAACAAACTCTTGTGGGGTTTTGCAAAGCAATAACCCGCCGACCTCAATATTGTCTTTAAATCGACTACCGGGATCGACCATTAACCTAAATTTAGGTTGCTCTTCAATACCTACTGGTTCCCATCCTTCTCGGAGTTTGCCCGAAATATTACGGGGATCAGGAGCATTCAAAGTAGAAACCCGAATCCATCTGTACGCATAGCCCGGCTGTTTATCAGGTTCTGGTAGCACTTCTGCTTGCATCCATTGTTTAGGACGCTCATCCATTACCCGTGCAGTCATCTCGCGTTGTAATCTGTTCTCAGCCATTTTTAGGCCTCCAATTTTGTAAATTCACGAGCATATTGCTCGTTGGTTAATCCAAGTTTTTTAGCCAAAGCAACCTGTGACTTGGACATCACAACTTGTTTCGGTGCGGTGCTGCGCTTTGCAGGCGCTACTACCGTACTTGGCCTTGTACGCTGAGGCTTACCGCCATCATCGTTTCGAGAAGCCGTAAATTCTTCTGGGAATCTGCGTTGTACTTCTTTGTCGATACTATTGAAATACTCATCAGTACCTACGAATGCTTTACCATACTTAGCAGCAAGCTCCTCATGGAACCCCTCGGCATACTTGCGCATTGCAAGTTTATCCGATGCTACAAACCAAGGGTTTCTGGACACCCAGTTTGCCACTTTTGGATCCATTTGCTGGCTAACTTGCTGCTGTGGGGTAGTTTGTACATCATTTTCGACCGTTTGTACAGTGGGTCGGAAATTTTTAGCTTTATCTAGCTTCATTTCCGCACGCATCATTTCCCGCTGCGCAAGTAATAGTTTGTCAGAATCGCCTGTGTCGTAGGCCTCTTTATAGGAGCGCTCAGCCTTATCCAACTCCATTTGCGCAGAGCTTTGGTACGTAGAAATAAGTTCTTTCTCCCCATTTTGGAGTAGATTCTTTAGCCTACGGTTCTCATCAAGGATGCGCTGCGTTGCTGTTAGGGTCTCTTGCTGCTCTCTAAATGCAGCCTCTTTAGCCCTACGCTCATCGTGCCAAGCCTTTTTATACTGAGTAAACTTCTGTTTTACGTTCTTAGAATATTCAGTAGACTCGTCGGCTTTCTCAAGGTCTTCCTTGATAGCCTCTGGCAACGGGTCAATATGCCGGTCTTCTTTGGGAGTATCGTCAACGACTTCGATTTTAATATCGTCCTCGTCCTCCTCAATAGTAATTTCTAGTTTCTCTTCGGTCTCAACCTCGTCGGGAAACTTATATTCTTCACCTTTAAATGTAGCCATGTGCGCTCCTATTTGCGTTTAATTCCCCGTGGGTCTTCTACAACACCTTCGACAGAATCGTCGTTAATGATGCGGAATTCACGGTCATGGATGAGCAGTCGAGTGCCAGCGTGGGGCCGAACCAAGACAAAATCACCTTTTTTGCACCACGGTCCTGTTGGAAACCTAGTTGCATCTTTGTAGCAGTCAGGACCTAAATCAACAACGTATAAAACTGTAGTTAACAGTTCTTCATTGCGCATAGTCTCGTCTGCCTTAACTAACCCGTTATCAAACTCCTTCTCAGCTTCAGGGATCGCGCACAGAATCCGATAGCCTGATGGCATGGGTAACTGTTTTGCTTTCTCCTCTGCCGTTTTGTGCATCACTGCGGACAAGTCCACTGCTTTGCTTAGGTCGATATCATTCATCGTCGAACTTCTCCAGTTGGTGTGTGAGGTCTGATAGATAAGAGCGAGCGGTGAGCAGACCTCTAATAACTCCACACATCTCGCAATACTCTTCAAAGCTCTTAGCAGCTTTAGCCGCTAGAGCCTCTTCGATATGTTTGACTCCTTCGTCAATTCGTTTGTTAATAATCTCAAGTAACTTGTGCGACTCGTACATCATTCACCTCCCTTTGTAGGTTTCTGCGATTTAGCCATCTCAGCTTGATGAGCTAGCTGTTCTCTGTGCCTACGCATATCCAACCCAGCTTGGAACCCAGTAGCCTCTTGCTGACGTTCTTGCTGTTTATCTGCTGTTTGCTGCTGTAGTGCTAACTTAGCTCCTTCAGTTTCTTGAGTAGTCTCAATGCGTTTTAGCTCAACCTCAATCTGCGCCATCTTGGCCTGCATGTCCGCTTGGTCCTTAGCCTGCTTGCGCTGCAACTCGCCTTGCTTAATCTGAAGCTCTTGCTGCTGCAACTGAATGAGCGGGTCTTGCGACTGCTGCTGATTCTTCTTCTGTTGATCTTCTTGCTGGTGTTGCTGTAATAGCTGCTGCGCCGCTTGTGCTGCCATCTGAGAGACCTTAACCTCCATCTCTGGAGACATCATGTTCTCATCTTGGTCATCCTCGTAAGCTGGTAGGGTCTGACCCATCGCCTGCTCCATCTGCTTGCGCATCTCCATGCCCAAGTGATCCGCAACGTGCGCCGAGCCTGCTGCCATTATCTGTTGGGCTAACTGCGGATTCTGTCCTACCAACTGTTGGATGTGTGGGTCCTGCGCCATCGCCATGTGAACCGCAATGTGAGACTTATGGTCTTGGTATAGGAACGCTTTAACCGGCTTACCCTTGAGGATGTTCATGTTCTCCGTAACAGGGTCACGTGGCTTCATATCATCTTCTACCGGCACGAGCTTCTGGTAGTTCTTGATACCAAGGACATCTAACATCTGACGATGTAGTACCGGTAGGTCATACAACTGAGGAGCCGTCTGCGCAAGTTGAAGAGCCGCCTGATACTGAACAACCTTCTGAGCCATAGTAGTGGCGTTGGGGTCGCTAACAGGAATAACCTCCACCATGTCATAGTCCGACTGCTTAGCCCGACGGTCACCCTCTTCTGGGTCGTACGTATACTCGTCCGGGGTGTAGTCGCGGATGATCCCTTTGAGGAGCTTGAACTCTTGCTTCATCGCATAGTGGATGCGCGCCTGTACAGCACTCATGGTCTTCAAACTACGCTCAAGAATAGCCAGCGTAGTGCCCACTGGAGCCTGTGCAGACATGTCCGATGCACTCAACTCAGAAGAGCCCGCAAAGCTACGCCCCTCTGCAATCATCTGCCCCAGCAAGGCCATCAGCACTTGGCTAGGCTCCTTGTAGGGTAGGGGCATCAGGTTATCCCTAATAGTGCCACTTGGTACATCTACGTCCCGGAACTCTCCCGGCGAGATAGGAGTGTCATCACCTTTCGTGCGAAGACCACGAGTTTTAAAGCCACCGGGTAGATTAGATAAAGTGCCAGCATCAACAAGCTGGCGCAAGATACTAGTGCTAGATTTAGAGTAAGCGCCAATAAGGTGAATAAGGCCGAAAGCGTAAAACCCAAAACCTGGAATGTATGGGTAATGCACAAAATGAGCCCGCTTCTGAGATGTGTCATCCTCTGGCCTCCAGTTACGCCGTATCGCTAATACCTCCCCAGTGCCCTTTTCTATCGTAACAATATACGGTAGTGCAATCCCTGTCTTCTTACCCTTGTCATCCTTATGCTCATAGCCCTTGAGGTCTATCTCGACTTGCATCTCCAAGAACTTGTATCGGTTGTCCGACGTAGCCCGAAACCCTAGCTTCTCTGCAATCTTCTTCTCTACGTCGTCCATTGTGTTGATGGGGTCACCTAGGTCCACATCTCTGTAGAACCCATCATGCTGTAGGCGGCGTAGGTCGTTCTTACTCTTACGCATCACGTGCGTAACCCGCTCTGCGGACTCAATGCTTGAAGCGCCGTATGGCACGACCACATCCTCAGCAGGCACAAACATAGACACCTGCCGGTCTAGGCTAGGGTCAAAGTACACCTTCTTAAAGGCATTGCCTGCCAGCCCCAAGCCCCAGAGCATGCGCTCATGCTCAGGCCTGAACTCCACCATCACATCAGTTAGCTGATAGTTCATGTCATTCTGAACCCGCTCAGCAGCTTCTTTTTTCTCCGTAGTTTCTTTACCAATAATCTGTGTCTTGACCGGTCCCGCAGCAGGGAAGGTAGACATCATGGTCTCAGCTTGGAACTTGACCACAGCCTCAGCCAGTAAGGGATGGTAGACGCCACAAGCACCGGGCCACGGCTCCATGCGTTCTTCTAGTTTTAGACCTAGTAACTGTAGGCCATCAACGTATGTTTGTATCCAGTCCTTGCGACTAGAGATATCTGTTTCATAGTCCTCAATGAGGTCCCCAGCCAACTGAGTTAGGTCACCCTCACTCATGTCCTCAGCTAAGTTTTTATTGAACTCTTCCTCGTCTTCTTCAGCCTTCTCCATGTGTATATCAATACCCGGACCTGAGATATCTACTGCCTCTGGGTCTTCAATGATGATCTGTAACGGCTCTTCCTCATCATTATCAATCTGATCAAGTCCTTGGGGCGCAGCGTATAACGCTCTGTCCATATTAGTAGCCATTATTCATCCTTAGTAGTACGCCGCTTTTTTGCGGAACTTGTACATGAAATCATCCTCCGGTTCATCCGAAGGGAGACGTAAAAACCCACCTTGCCTAAACCTTAATAATGCTAAGGTAGTCGAGTCTACCAAGTCATCGTTTGCGCCGCTAGGAAAGTCGTTGCACTC